CACATGGATAATCAGCAGGAAGTGGACGTCGTCATGCAAGACGCGTCTATAGTAGGTACTACCCATCAAACATACCTCGATTCGGTCGTGAATGCACGACTCGTCATCGAAGAAGTTGTCAAGGCAGCTTTATCAGATGCACAGCGGCGCGAAAGGCCGTCCATGCAAGACAATGCGATCGTCGATCGCATCTTCGGTATCGCCCGTGGTTTTGTCGTCGTTCTGACGCACCACGAAGCCCCGAACGAGGTCGTTACTGACTTTGTGAAGGGAATCGCTCAGTATTTAAATGTACCGAGTGAAAAACAATTTGTTGCCCGGTGCAAGTACGTGTGTACTGCGCCAATGGCGGAGTTCCTGAGAAACGAACTCCCAGCTTGCAAAGATCTCCGGTGGCGACCCCAGCGACATTTCCGTCGTTGGTATCGCTCCCGAATCGCGAAGGTTACACGTGTCAACTGTCATCTATGGTTCTCTTGGCTGCAGGCGAAGCGCAGTGCGCTCGCCCTCACCGAGGACATGATACTTTTGAACTACATGGATCATCACGATGCAATGCTGAAACCGGACCCTATGGAGCCAACTCTCATCGATTTCTCGATGGACTTGTTGGCGCCAGTCCTGGAATATGCTAAAGCACAAATTGCTAAAAGCGACCTGACTCCACCTCTTGCCCAGGCAAGTAGGTCGGCCGCTTTTGAGGCCAGCCGCGCACGTGGCGGCCAGATGGGTGAACTCGCACGTTATCTCGGAATCGACACAGAGGTCGAGGGAGGTGACGTCGAGGTCGATGTGGCGGTGGAGAGTGGTGATGTAACTTTGACGTACGACCGATACACAGGTGTGTCTATCGAGCCCGTTACAGAGAAGAAAGCGTTACGCACGAACACGTCGACAATCAATGAGCTGGATACGAGAAAACTCGTTGGAATGCGTGAGATCGGCCTCCGAGCCGGTGAACACGCCGATGTTTGGGGTGTGCAAGACATCATGTCTGATCCTGTTGCGTTTGACGCATGGACCAAGACAACTGATGATGCAATCTTTGCCGATGCCGCTCAGGCGATGGGCATTGATGCCAAACCAACCGTCGACCGACAGATCTATCGCGATGCCTTGAGGCAGGCGATGTCGGGTTCCCTCGAGTGCACAATCCAAGCCGTGCGCGAACCGTTGAAGGTCCGCACGATCAGCAAGGGTAATGCTCTCTCGTATTATGTCTCGGGTGGCTATCAGAAGGCGCTTCACAGCGCCCTCCGAAAGCTCAAGTGCTTCCGCCTAATCGGTCGGCCGGTGTCGCCGACGGATCTTGAGGATCTGGTGTATGAAAGTGAAGAGAAACTGTATTGGATAAGCGGTGACTACAAAGCCTCGACTGACAACCTGTCGTCGGGCCTGTCGCAGCGAATTAACCGGTATCTTGCGGCTGGCTTGCCGTTCGAACTAGTTTACCGTGCATGTTTGGAATCACATCTCTGCCATTACCCGAAGGTGGATGTAGGTGAATCGTTGCTAGAGGAATTCAAAGTCTGGTGTGAGAAACACGACTACGACTGGCGTGAATACGTCAGCCGCAAAGACGGAAAGATCTGGGTTCAAGTGCCTGACGTTCAACAAGTGAACGCTCAGCTCATGGGATCGCGGGTCTCCTTTCCGATATTGTGCCTCGCCAACCTCGCGTTGTATCTGATTGTGAAATGTGTGTCGAATGGGATTTTCCGTCCTGAGCGAACGCAAATCATCGAATGGATGAACAGAGTGTTGATAAATGGTGACGACATCCTCTTCGCAGGTCCTCTGCGAGAGTTTGAGCTTCTGGAAGTCTGGGGTCGCCGTGTAGGGTTGGAGTTGAGTGTTGGAAAGGCATACGTGCACGACGAGTACGCCAATGTCAATTCGACGTCAATTTTATACAAGATCTTGCCTGGCTCCACGCCACGGCAGGTGAACTACCTGAATACGGGTCTTTTCTTTGGCTTGAACAAAGTCCAAAACAAAGCTAAGGATGACTCGAAGGGTGAGG